TTTGTAAATGATATTTTTATATTTGTACTTCTTCATCTTTCTTCTTTTTCTTAGATTTCCTTTTATTAGGTATCCCCAGAAAATCATTTAATCTTTTTTGGGCAATTTCTATATAATAAGACTTATCTAAGAAATCAGGTACAGAAGCGGTTTTAACATCGTCATTATTTATAAAACAACGTTCAGGAGTATTACTTATTTTTTCAGGTACTTCCTGTTCAATTCCTTCTTTATTTGTCTTTAATTTTAATTTAAATACACCTTTAGCATCTGGATCAGTTGAAGCAAATACCCTTAATACTTTTTCAGACAACCTAACATCTCCATGCAGAGCATACATGTATTTGCTAGACACCTTTACAATCTTTTGGAATTCACGTAACTCGTTGCAATTGTTTATTGTATCTTCAACGCTGATTTCTTTTGTGAAGTAGTTAATTAAGGCTTTATTTACAATTGGTAAATCATAATCAAGGTTGTTTAATTTTTTAACGTAGGCTCCCTTTGATTTGTATTTTCCATTCTTATCAATGATGATATAGTTGTTTACATCCTTCTGATATATCTTATCGAACACTTCCCATTCTAATTCCAAACGAGTACGTTGTTCCCATTCTTTAGCAACATTTTTAATTACATCAATATCCGACTCATTTTCAACTTTCATGAAGATACCATCTGTATTAGATTGAATGAGTTTACAATAAGGTTCAACTTTTTCGATCAAATCAAGCAGTAATAACTGTCCAGCTATACACACGTTATTAGCCATCAAAGGGTCATATAATGGATTGTATTGATCCTTCATCGCACCGTATGTACTATTTAGAACGATTTTATAAGGTGCTTGTTTAGGGTCTTTCATGCGTTTAAGTTGCAATCTTGTATCTCTAATTTCAGTAAATTTGAATGGGTCTTTCACATTTCTACTGATATATCCATATTCAATCATTAATGACGGATATAGACTTGCTACATCGCAGCAAAGTATTATACCTTCATCTTTATACTTTGGAATAGCACCGTGAATGCCTCCCCAAGCAAAGATGTGTGGAACTTCTGCTACGTCAATTTTTAGACTTTTACTGTAATCCATATTCTCAGGATCTTTGTACCAATCAACAATGTGCTTGTATTTTTCAACTCGCAATGTATCTGGGAATATTAGATTGAATTCATCACCTCTATTTGATTGTTTTTCTGTGTCTAATATATGAGCAGACAATTGGGCTTTTGTTTTGTTAAAAAGAGGCATTCCTAAGTTAAATGCCTCTATAAGTCCTAATTGACTATCAAATTCCTCTTTTCTGTTTTCAAATACCTCAATCGTTTGAAATACGTCATGCTTACAATAATCTATTACTTCTTTTAGTTCTTGTTCAGTTAACTTCCTGTCAATATCAAATGGGACTGAACTTTCTTTTATTCTACTCCCCATAAAGCCCTCTAATTGTTTCAAACTGTGAAAACCTGTAGTAATGTCAAAGTTATTGAAAGGTATTTTGAACGCATTTTTAATTATGTTGTGACCTTTAATCCCTTCTCCAATTAATTTGTTACTCACAAAGAAAGGATCAATACCTAACAATAATCCTTTAAGTATGTATTGGTCATAATTTCTGCTATTATACCCAATCCATATGTCGTCTTTAAATGTGGTGTATACATTTCTTAACATTTCAATGTCATTGACTATTACTTTACCTTTTCTTGTATCGTAATCCACAATTACAAGTAACCAGTCATGCACGAAACATTCAAAGTCATAGAATATTTTCCTCATCATATCACCTAACCAAAAATGTCAAATTCGTCTTTTTTAGGCTTTTTATCAAAACCATCTGCATTCTTTTCTAAAAACTCTTTATAATATCGGCAATGTTTCCGATGTCCACAGAGTACGCTACAATAGAAAGAATTCTTTTTATCAATCTTAACTGGTTCCCATTCTAATTCATTATTAATATTTTTATTTTCTATTGCGTTAACAGTATTGATTACATAATTTTTTACTTCCTCAATCTTTTCATCCGTCACTTCATACTCAACTACACAATCTTCCAACCAATATTTATCTTTAATTTCATCAGGCATACAAGAAAGTGAATTATCCTTTACAGCCTTATCTAACAATATTTCTCTTTCCAACTCATCAATATTTAATTTCAATAATTCAGTTTCCAATTGTGGTCTAATTTCTTTAACCCACTTACCACGATTACACATTTTCTTTTTAACAGCCTTTTTTCCATCCCAACAAACGTATATGTATTTAATCATGAACCAAGCAATCTTATCTACTTTATAATTTGTATTGTCTTCGAGTCCAATCTTGTACAATAACAACTGTCTACCTGCATCTTGTAGTTTTTGTCCGGTAAACTTACTTGATGTTTTCCAGTCTATAATATTAACCAAAGGTTTACCATTTTCACTTGGAAAAATTGCATCAATGTAACCTTGCATCCAAATACCATCTCCGATTTCAAATGCAATGAGTTGTTCCAATAGTACTTTACTTTCTATTTTTTTAAATGTATTAATAAAGTGAGTTACATCAGCCACCCAACTATTCTTAATCTTATCGTTGGGAAAATTTATACCAAGCAAATCTAATTCAGTTAACTTGTTAAAGTAGTCATTCTTAAACGTTTCTTCATTTCCTTCTCCTGAGTAAATAGATTCGATCCCCTGATGTAACGCAGATCCTAAGATGGTATAACAATTGTCGATTCCTTTATTTTTTAATACGTATGTATTGTAATATTCATATTGACATGTATGGAACGTTCCAAGTTTTGAAAATGAATAAATTTTTGCCCCACTTTGTTTTAATTGGTCTAATTTTTCTTTGTTATCCAATTTATCCTCTCCTTATAACCAAATTGTACAATTCTTAATTAATTTATTTAAAGTATCTCTGTCCAAATCAGCAGGAGCCATCTTACTGTCTTTTGGTAAGTACATGTTTTCTTTGTCAAATATGTATCCTACATTATTTTTGTAGTATTTATCTGATTTTAGTTTTGCTGCAATTTCATGACTATGTTCTCGTTCCAACCCTTCATCCATCATAACTATTATCTTGTCTGGGAATAAGGATTTAATATGATTTGTTTGAACTTCACTCATAGAACTCCCACCCAGAGAAACACCTACATTTATACCTTTAGATGCTAATTGTAATGTATGCTTTTCACTTTCTCCAATCATGACGATACTTTTCTCTTGCATTGATGAGTAATTTTCAACAAACCCATAAAGTGTTTTAGACTTTGGAAAGGGGATGATCGGAAACCATTTAGATTCATCATCTCGAATAAGTTTTTTGTTCAACCTACCCATAATCCCACAAATATACCCATCAAAACTTAACCAAGGAACGGTTATTCTACAGGAAACACTGTCGTATCCTATATGAAACTGTTCTTGTACTGTAGGTAATATTCCATCTTCATAGAACAATAAATTCGGTGTACTTTCAAATCGTAAGAGAATGTCATCTGAATAAGTTTCTAAATCTATATCGTCATCGCTTCTTAGTCTTGAAATTTTCTTATAATAGCCACCAAAAGGCATGATTGGTTTTTCTACTGGAGTAGTTTCTTTGAAGTTTATGATATCTGCAATGGTCTTAATTGTTTTGGGAAATGATATGTTTAATTTAGATTGTACAAGAAGTATAATATCTCCCTTTAAATTCGTAGAGAAACACGTTGCCGCTAATGTGTTCTTATTTACTTTAACTGATGTTGGGTTTCTTCCTTCTTCTCTAGCGCATCTAAATTCATCTCCCCTTTCTGTTACAAAATAAAAACCAGTCTTCTCCAAAATTAATTCAATACTTTCTGGATTATTAATGATGTGTTGCTTTAAGCCATAAACATCCATGTAACCCCTACCTTTGATGTTTAGGTGTACAGTAGCCCAACTCAGTCCATTTGTTCCAAGATCCATCAAATTGATAAAGTAGCACTACATCACCTTCATCATTCCTTGTTTTGTCTAGAAATACTAATCTATATTTTTTATCCGGTGACAAAGCGATTTCTTCTTTAATTTTTGTAAATTTACCATTACTGTCTTTTTTATATCTAAATGGCTTAACATCATACTTTTCATTTGGGAATTCGTCATCCCACAAAGGTCTTGTGAGAACTAATTCAGATACAACTTCCTTAACTCCTTTTGCATTCGACAATGTGGCTGATGTTAAATATCTAGTACCTTCCATGTAGATTGCCAACTGCATGGTAATGATAATACCAACATTTTCTTTCTCCGCAACTTGTAGTAACTGTTTTGAAGCCTCAATTAACTCACCTGTTACAGTTGCAGACGCAGCATCTTGAGCTTTGAAAGTATCGTACATGAAATATCCAAAACCTTGCTTAGACATTTTTCTTATAATCTTCTTTACATCTTCAATGCTGTAATCGAATATCTTTACAAATTTAATTCTACCTTTATAGTGCTCATCATAGTATGCTTTGGCTTCTTTCATCTTTGCTAATTGCTCATCATTCATATTCCCCATCTTCTGTTTCTTTCTAGGAAGACCAAAGTAATTCAGTTTATGACTTAGTATTGTAGCCACAAATATATGTTGCCAAGCACGTTTGTTCATCTCATTGGCGATGATCGTGATGCTTTCACCTTGATCTAAGATGGGAAACACGTATGAATTCATACAGAAGCTAGTTTTTCCGGTTCCTGAAAATCCTGCAAATATTTGAACATTTGCCTTATGCAACCCCAATGTATGAAAGTTTAATAATGGACATGCACTAGCATAACTTAATCCCATTTCCTCACCTGCATTACAGGCATCTATGAAATCATCATCAATGTCCAGATCCTCAATTTTCACGCCAGCACCCCTATTAAGGAATACATTATCAAGTTGATACTCGAAGTAATTATACAACTGAACACTGGTCATCTTTTTGAACTTATCTATCTCATTGACCACGTTGAAACCTTTATCAGTTAGCTTTAATAACATGTTGTTTTTGACAAGTTCATCGTAATATGTTTC